GGGTGATATTGCCATTAACATTATCGTCGTCGTCGTCGTCACCATTAGCATTATTGTTCACGTCATCATCATCAATATCGTCATCATCGTCTTCGTCCCTATGCGGAATCAACGTACTGTGTGGTAACATTGGATAAAATGACATGCCAGATTCCTTTTCTTCGTCAGGATTGTCTTCAATAATGGTGGTATGACACGTATCATAATTCTTCGAAAACGGCAGGGTTACATATTGTGCATATCGCATGTCGTATACGTATTCCAGTGGTTGTGACCTTGCTTTTCCAAATCTCATTTTAATGAATTTGCGGCCAAATGTAGGCGATATTTTATGAAATCTCGACAATTGATATCGCAAATTGTTCATTGCACTACCCTTTTCAGCAATATCCAAGGCATACGTAGAAGTATAAAATAAATGCAAATATGGTGTCATTGCGCGAAATAATATGTCATTTGGAAAATCCGGGTCAATGTATATTTTTTTGGCGGTACTCACACAGCTGTCGTTATACTGGCGAATCATTGTGTTTATATCCCGTCGCCGAATAGTTGTGTTATTTGTCTTTATCATCGAATTGATATGCATTTTTCGAATGAGTGCCTCGTTATTATCACGAAACAATTTCAAATGAAAATTATGCAAAAAATATTGATGAAAAACGGTCGGCAAAGTAAACATGCGGTGTTTCATAAAGAAATAAATCGTATATAAATGAGACTTCTCGAATACCAAATTGTTGTATGGGTTCTTAATCGGCAATGGCTCTGCGTAAATATACGGCGAATGGGTTAAAGCAGTTTCAACAATATTCGTCAAGTCGCTTTTTGTAAACAAGTATTTCTTCCCAGAATGCAATAATGGCAACACAAAATATTGGCCGGGTTCAATTGGATTCAGCAACAAATCGTGTTTGATTGCATATGTTGCTCGATTCCATTTCCATTTATATGCCAATTTACATAGCGCTTGATAGTGACGCTGAGCATCGCAAAATTTGTTGATGAATTCTGCTTTACATTCGGGTCTGTAAAACGGATTGTCAAACGTATTTTTAATATATGCATATTTAGTTTTTACATAATTTGCGCGTGCATGAACATAAATCGATATAAATATGGAATATAATACATGAATAATGTCACCAGATTGATCTAGTCCTCGTGGTAGATTGGCAGTAAAATATTGAGGACTTGCAATATAGTCAAATGTTAAGAATTCCACATGTTGTGTATCGGTAAGAATATGTTTCCTGTATATTATATCGCAAAATGTTGTCATATCATGTATTACATTAAATACATGATAATATTTATATTGTTATCGGTTTATTTTGTATTGTTCATTGGGTACAGTGCTGTATGTATATTGGCCATGTGGTTAATTAATCGACACTCTCGAGTGAGTCCGCCGGATTGCTGTTCTGTTCCAGCAATAACTCGTTGCGCAATTTGGTAGATTCGGCATCGGCCACATCGCGCTCTTCGAAATTCACGGTCTCCTTTACACCCACCAGATTGCCATCGGCATCCATTGTTTGAGTCAGCACGTTTCCGCTCGCCTTCGCCTTCTCGATATTCTCCAGAATCGCCTTCTTCTTTGTTTCGCGCACACGCTCTTCGAATTCCTTCTTCGCCATTTCCTCGTTCTTCATCTTCTCCTTGTGCAATGCGTTCAACTCCTCTTCCATGTGTTCTACGCGACCTGTCTTATACGCATCCGGATCCCAAGGGATCCACACGCCCACTGGACCTACGAAAATATCGTGATTGGGGTCATGCTCGCGTAGCTTCTTGCACTTCTGTTCGGCCTCTTCTTGTGACGCAAAAACCCCGCGCACCTTTAGCCCGCGAACTGACGTTTGGAAAGAATGCTCTCGATTGAACTTCTCGTTCAATGCATCTTCTTGCTTGTCCATGAAATTCTTGTAATCGTCTTCAATGCCACTTTTCTTTAGTTTTGAGGATTCTTCCTTTACGAAATCGTTAAAATCCGCGATAAGTGTCTCCACATTCATGTTGTGTTTGTATGCAACGAAATGGATGAATTCGAAGTATCGCTCCATAGATTTAGAAAATTCCCAGTTCTTGATGAATTGGTCGAATAAATACACTTCGCGCTTCTTGAGGATTTTTTCGGGGGAGACAAACGATAGGCATGCAAATTTCTGTCCTGCGATGGCGGTATCTTCATCGCACAAATCTACATATTTAGGATTCGTAGATCCATTTGCAAGTGTTTTCTTCTCGAATGACGACATTATATGTTTTATTCTAACATTATATTTAAGTGTTTTCTACATAACATAATATTTGTATATCAAATCCGGACATTGGCAGTTTCGTTCTATTTCATTTCATTTAGAATGAATTATTTTATTTTAATATAATATATATTCGACATGACCGAAATGTTTGACATGAACGAGCTCTTGAAGCGTGCTATCAAATACTTGATTGAGGGTTTGGCTGTGGCGATTTGCGCCATGTTGATCCCTAAGAAGGCGTTGAGCGTGGAGGAGATCATTGTGATTGCCTTGACCGCCGCCGCGACATTTAGCATTTTGGACGTGTTTATTCCCTCCATGGGATCCAGTGCCAGAAACGGTGCCGGTATGACACTCGGTAGCACATTGGTAGGTGGTATTCGCATTGCCGCTTAAATCTGCATTGTCCACGCTTAATATTTTTACATCGCATTATGTAATAATATTACATTAATTTGTTGATTTGGTCGAATTATCAAGTCAAATCATACGGTTGGGAAGTATTCCCAGTCCAGGTCATTGCACACTTTTTTCCATATCATATCTTGCTCTAATTGCTTCTCGCGGTCTTTCATCATGGGAATATAGGGCAAATATTGAGTCTGGTCCAATAATACACAGAGTTGGTGCAATGTGTACGTATAGTTGAAAAAATTAGTCCGGTTAGGGGGGCAATGAACCGCCCACGGTTTTTGTATTTCGATAAAGAGAACACATAACGTTTCGTGCAATTCTTCGTTCATAATGGGAGGTTTAATGCCGAACAGCGAATTAATATATTGAATGTGTTCGAAATATTTGTTGAAGCCGAGTTTCCGCAACATTTCGCGCATTTTGTCGTAGTTTATGAGAGAAACGTCTTTGATTCGCTCCTTTTTAATGCGCGCCTTGATTGCGTCAATCACTTCATCGGGGATTTGCGTGGTTTCTTTGGCTTGGAATTGGGATAAGATTTCTTTGAAATGGTTAAGACGAATATAGGCCGTGTAGGAGACTTCATTCGGCGGCTCTTTGTTGGTGGGCTTGGAACTATCGACAATATATGTGACGAATTTGCCACACGCGGTGTTGTTACAAATCAATATGCCTTCTTCGTCTTGGGGAATGAGTTCTCCGTGTTGACATGTTTCACATACGTCGGTCGACACTATGAAGTCTTGGATATTGGCAATCTCGTTGGTAACGTTTCGCCAGAAATGTTGGTAAGATTGCTTGGATTTTGCGTACTTGTCGTTATTTGGGTCGGCAGCCGACGATTGGGTGGCCTTGATTTTAAAGAATGAATTGAGAACATTGGAGTTTTGGTTGAGTGTGTTTGAATCTACGGAGATTTGCTTCTTTTGCTCAAAATAATCGAAAATATGTTTGGAATTATTCAGCAAATACTCCTTTTTTTGTCGGCCGAGGACTTTCACTTCTTGTTGGATGTATCTGATTCGGTCGCGCATGTCCATGTACTCGTCATATTGGCTTTTTGACAGAGTTTTGATTTTCTCTTTTAGTTCTTCTTTTTCGGCGAGAAGTTTTGGTATGGTTTCTGTCTCTATTTTGTGAAATGTATCCAGGAGTTCGGTATGTTTGATGTCAATTGTATGCAGGCCAGGCATTTTTTGCGGATTGCCCTTCTTTTGATTCGAATTCATGGAGAACTAGTTTACTATTAGTTATCTATGTGTTTTTATGTTGCTTTTTTTGAATTGGATTATTTGAAGTTTTTGAGGCTTTATTTTTTCTGTGACGCTTTTTTGTATGTCGTTTTTTTGCGAATCGTCGATATGTACGTCGCTTGTTGCGTGCATTTTTACCTCCAGATTCTGAAAAGGCATTTTCAATGTCTTTTGGCTGCATGTATTGAGCAAATGTCTGTTCTGCATCTGTTATACATGATGCAAGCTTAGAACATGAATAATCTATAATATTCAGGTTGCATTTGTCATGCTTAACTATATCTTTGATAATATGTGCCAGTTCACTTAATAGTATAATGTCACTTGATGACGATAACAATGGCGGTATTATGGGTTCTCTATCATCGTTGAAAATTTTTGCAAATTGAATTAAATCACTTTGTTTTAATAAATTCAGGTTCGGCTGAGTCTTATCCTTGGGATAAATTAAATTCAATGTAGCATTATCTAATGTAGCATTATCTAATGTCGGTTTATTTATTTTTTTATGCACGGAAATAACATAAATACCTATAAAATCGGGTAAAATACGTTGCATCATTCTAGCAAAAATTCCGTCTGTGCCCATTCCAAGCGCTTTATCAATCTGAATATTATCAAATATTTTGCAACTATTTTCGGTAGATTCTTCGCCAAAAAATGATTTTACATAATCCGCATATGCTGGACGTATACGATCTGCAGCGGTTTGCATGACAGCCATTGTTGGTTTATTTAAATCTTGTTGAAACATCTTATTTAGATATTTGAGATGACTATGCCGAATGTCATTATTACCCAACGCAGCTTCGCTAAAATTTCCGGCTAAACTTAATAAATGTACGTTTTTAAAAATATCCTGTTTCTCGTGTGATATATTCAATTCAATTACTTCTCCGTGCATCATAACAACAATCGTAATTATATAAGAGTCATTATTAATGCATGCTGCCATTCTCTAAAATAAGTGTATATATTATTCTCTGCTTTGTAAAAAATTGAATTGGGCCAACAATATACACCAAATGCATCAAAAGTAATTAACAATAAGTTATAAATGTCTGGGTGCAATAGTCTGGAAATGATGAACAATAATATGTTGACTGTTTCGGGTGGGAGCTGGGTATATGCAACCTCATATCAGGTATTTACGGCATGCATGTGGGCGTCTATTTTGGGCGGGGTTATTTATGCGGCCAGTTGGGCCAAGAAACGGTTCACTCAGTTGTATCGCGATATTGGCAACCAACAAGAAGAAATTATGGCATACACGAGCGTGAAAATAGATAATTTCATGGACAAATATAATGATGTTCTCAATAAACTCGAAGACGAGTGTCTAGAACTACGTGGACATGTGCTTGAACTCGAAAAACGGGTTGCGTATTTGCAGGCCATTGTGCCGACTGAAATCACGATGAAACGCGTCCGTGACGATGCGAATGCCAATTATGCGAATTTGGGTCAGCGTATTAGCAGTCTACAGAGCCAACATATTCGGGATTTGCACGAACTGAATGACATTCATCATACGAAGCATGATGAATTGGCTGCAACATTATCCGCGTTAACTACGCGATTCGACTCTCTAAAAGAAGGCCGTGAATCAAATAACACCAAACTGAACACCCGGCTCGACGACCTAATCAGAGACTATGTATATTTTATCCAATGTGTTAAAAACGATTATGCACGTGAGTCTAGGTGTGATGAATTGAGTGCAACCATATCGAATCTAACCGCACGCTTTGATTCCCACCTGGAAAACTATTTATTAACTGCTCGATATGTTCAGGAAGACGACGAATATAAGCAGGTTCTCATTGGATACAGACGCAGTAGCGACGGGCACTACGAAGAACCGATATTTTGTCCAAGGTACACAACCGATTTTGATAAATATCTGGGACAGCGAGCGATTCTTATTCTAGATAGTCTGGCCCAACTGCCGATGCACAAACCATTTATATTTGCGGATTATTATTTCAATAACCGAACTGATGGTGGTAGAAAAACAGTATCGTTATTTATTGACCTTAATACGACTATGATTGCAGACGCAATTGAACATTATCCAGATGATGTTGCGCGCATACCTTGGATAGCCGACCATTACAATAATGCTTTTAAAAAGGTGCAGGAATATTGCGAAAAGATTGGTGTAAAATGTGTGTAAAAAGGAGAGATGGATGAAATGAGCAGAGCAGCGAAAAAATAAAAAAACGTGTACCTAATGTTATACGTTTTTTCTTTATTTGTAAGTATCAGTCAAATAACCAGGCAAAACTGCATTATGCGTAAAATGAGAAATAACAATGTTATACCGGAATATATAGATGTCCATAGATCCAAGTAAGGTGGAATCAGTAAACATGAATGTGGTAGACGTTCCCAAATATATTCCCAGATTTGTTAATATTGGATATAGTAAAATACCAAATGCTGGGCTTGGTATATTCGCGAATGCATTGATAAATAAAGGCACATTTTTAGGCAATTATATGGGGAAAATATGCGATGATCCCAACAATCTACCTAAGTCTGATTACATATTTACTAGCAAGAGCCGAACAAAAACGTTTTCAATAGATGCAGCGAATTATGAAACGTCAAATTACACACGTTTCATAAATTGTGCTGCAATAGGTAATGATAATGTCGTGGTGGTGCGACATAAAGATGCAACCGGGGGTAGTGTATACGTCACAAAAGATGGGAAAGAAATTGACATTGACGGGTATATATTTTTCTTTGCAGCGCGAGACATTGAGCCCGGCGAGGAATTCTTGTATGATTATGGAGTTAGTTATCGTAACAAATTAGGTCTGTAATGGTTGTTTATACCAGCGAAAAATTAAAATGGCACGCCCATCGTTAGATCGATACGTAGGAGCGGTCATTTCAAATCGTTACTTGTATCAGGTGATTGAAAATTTAAAATATCAAATTTTAAATCTTCACATGTGCAAAATCATATTCATCGATTTTGTGTGTTTTTGC